CCCTCGTCTGCGATAGTTACCTCTACCCACTCAGGCACTTCGCCATACTCGGCGCTGTTGTACATATCTTCGGTTACTGCAATGGGATACCCTACCTCCTTCTCTAGTGCTTGCATCTTGGCGTCGTCTTCCAATACCTCGTCGTCAAACGAGCCGTAGTAGTAATAGCGTCTCTTGCTCGGCATGTGCCCTCCTTTAGTTGAACGTAATGCTAATGTTGCTAAACTTCTCATCAACGAGTTCCTGTAACTTGTCATCTACTGCATCGTTAATTTGGTCGCTGAGTTTGTCATCTACTGCATCTCTTACTAGGTCATCTACATCTACGTGGTCAGTCAGGCAGAACTCATGGTCAAACCAACTACTTACTGAAGACTCAACCCTATCCTTCACCATGTCTTCGATGTCTGCTTCTTCCATCTTTGCGTCTATCATGTCCTCGAACCACGTGCTCTGCTGTAATACCAACTGCACGCACTCCTGCATGGTTTGGTCTGCGCTTGGGGAATTCCCTTGTTGTTGCTTGATGACCGTAGTAAGAAGTTGCAGTTGGCTACAGATATTGTTGATAACATCTTCGAGGGTTGGCGTAGGTGTGGTGCAGGTTTCCTGCACTTGAGGGGTTGGTGTAGATTTTGGGAATTCTACTAAAGGTGTTGGGTTTAATTCATTGTTCATATAAAACTCCTTCGTTTAGTTGTCAATGGGTTTGTGATACTTGTTGTGCTACGTTGTTATGCATCTACTTCTTCGATAAGGTAAATACAGGGTGCGTGCTTATCATCACCTTCTCTTAGTTTGAATAAGAGTTCTTCTGCTACTTCGGGGCTTGTGCATTTAGCCACCACCTCGACATTGCCTAGTTCATCTACTGCTTTTACTTCGTACGTCTTCATTTCACTTCTCCTTTGGTTGTGTTTCGTATACGCATGACGTGGCGATATGCACTTCTGTCCTCGTTGTCTAGGTCGTCGATGCAACACTCCATGCACTCAAGGGCGTCAGCCATACTCTCAAACCCATGCAACTCTTGGTACTCTTTGACTGTCTGTAATGCTGACTCGTCTGTGTGATAGAACGGTATACCCATTATGTATTCTCCTCTCGGTATTGGTCGTACTCTTCGCATAATCTTTCTAACTCATCTTGCAAATACTCAGGCATATCGTCAAGTATTTCTACGCTACCGTCTGACCACGTGAGTTTTACTTCAAACCCCACAATGCCTTGCCTATACCTACGCTGATTAAATTCTCTTTCAATCATTTCCTCTCCTCTGTATTAAATGCGTCGTCGACCCAATGAGTTGATGCACCATGAAAAAGAACCATTCGTTCGCCGTCTTCTTCTATGGCTTCTATAATGGCGTCTGCTTCTTCGCTATCGCAATCAACCCCATCAAACTCTAAACATATCATTACTCTCATTTCCTCTCCTTTTCTAAGTTGTCATCATCAATGCTATCTAAAAACTCATCTACTGCGTTTGCTACATCATCAGGTATGTCCGTCACGTAGTGGAACGTGCCGTCTGCCTTTTTGACTTTGATACCCCACCAAACTATTCTGTTACTCATATCACTCTCCTTCAAAGGTTTTAATCCATTCAATACGCACCTCACTCGGTGCAACCCATCTTGCTTCACGTTTCCAATCAGGTTTATCTATCGGGTAGTTGACTAGCATCTCACCACCCTCAACACGCACCAACTTCACAAACTCAGGCTTGTCAGGTTTACGGTACAACTTAACAACTTGCATCACACCCACCTGTACTTTGGGCAGTCGGGTACAGTCTGCCTTCCTCTACGCATGGATAGCGTATCGGGTATTAGTTCTTTCAAACCATGACGCATCTTGTCTGTGCGTCTGTCCATCTTGGCATATAGCCACTCACGATACTGACCATTTGTTTTAGCCATACGCTTGACTTTGTGCAAGCCACGACGTAGGTACATTCTGTCTAGTTGCGTGCTTTTTCTTAGTGCCCACTTCATATCACATCCCATATAAAAAGTTATACACATACTTCTCGAAATCAGAGAAGTCTTTTTTGTTAACTGAGTACTCGTCATCATTTAACGGCGTTACAATTAACTGCTCTTGAATGTCACTCAGTTGATACTTGTGACCTTCACAATCAATTACTACAGTTGGATACGTTTCTAACATCTGTTTCTCCTTCGTTTAAGTTAATTTAAAGTACATCTCAACCCTAGCATCTAGGGGTACTACTTCACCACCCCTCGCACGCTCCATCAGGTCTTTCTTAATCTGCTTCGCTTGCGTGTAGTTCTTGCTATGTTGCTCTAGCAAGACGTGATGTGTTGCCTCTTGCTTCTCAAGGTTTGCTTTGTGCTTACTCTTGATGTTCCTATACCTGTTGCCGTAAGTTGTCACTTGCTTCTGTAGGTTGGCGTTGAGTTGCTTTAGGTAGTTGGTTCTTTTACCTTGCCAATATTCCTTCATGATGCGTGACCTAATCAGGGGCAGGGTTTCTGCACGTCGGCGTAATTCAATCTCGCCTGTGACTCTGTGTATGTCTCCTGATGTCATTCGGCTAACGATTTCCTTTCGGCTAAGTTTCGTTTTGCGTTTGGTCATCGACCAACAAGACCTGCATCTTTTGCTGATGACCGTAATAGGCGAAGAGATAGACGCACGCTTCAGTAGTGTGGCTGACTGACGCTTGGTTAACTTACGCTTGAACTCCGACATCGGCTTGGTTTCCTCGCACATGGTGCAGGTTTTCTGCACTTGGTTCATTTATGTCCTCCTTTTGTGGAAATAGTCTAGCAAAATACACGTGGTGGACATGAAGTTGTCCTACCTTTTAGCCTATAGTATACAGGGTGTAGGGCAGTTGCAACCTACATATATACGTAATTTGGAGTGCTTTTAGACTAAAGAAAAAACACAACAAAGTCAGCAACCAACTTTTTTTTATTCACTTACTTACCTATCTATATCTATATTTATATATATATGTAGTTTGCAAATGTGGTTGACGCTTATAGGTAAAAGGGGAGAGGGTGTCAACTTGGTGTCCACCATGCGTATTTTGGTAGACTATTGTCAGATGACCCCTAAAAACAGTATGCTCCACAACGTGTTGCTGTATCTTTTGATTACAAGCCTCTCATTAGGTGTTGCAGGTTGTGCGTGATGGGGCTACGCATGAGGGCTATGGTTGTGAGTGATGTCCACCCTTCGCCTAGTTTCCTGATAGTCTCAGGTCTTGGGTAGTGGGCATAGAGTTTCACTTTACCGTCACGTTTACGCAGTATGTCTACGATGACGTTGTCACGTTTGAATACGATTACTACAGGGTTAGATGGATTGTGTTTCATTGTGATTCTCCTTTGAGGTTAGATAGATTTGCTACGTTTGTATTCGGCTATGCTGAATGCGTTGAAGGCATCTTGCATAGTTACTTCTTTTACTACGGGTACTGCTACTTCTTTGGTGCAGGGTTTCTGCACCACTCGTTGCACAGGCTTAACCTGTTTGAGTAATGCACATTGGTTATTCGTCAGCATGTGTTTCTCCCATAAAGAATGTGCTAGCAATAGCACCAGCACTAAAGATTAATAAAAGTATGTACGAATACATTGGATAGCCTTCCTGTGTCAATCCATAAAGAGCAAAGCAAAACGTCATGGTGTTGACAATGGCTAGCAGTAAGACGTGAGAGTGTTTCATAACCATTCCTTTAGTACTTGTTGAACAAAACTGCGAGCCACTTTAAACTTCTTGGCTATCTCGGTTACATCTTTGCCTGCGTAGTGCATTTGAATGATGCGTGTGTTGATTGACTTCATGGTATTTCTCCTTCGTTAGTTAAGTTTGGTGCAGGAATTCTGCACGTTAGACAGAAAAGCGAATAGCGTTGAAGCCTCGCTCTCTGTCTCGTTGTACAACGTGTTGTCAAACTACTTAGCAAATGCAATCTCCACAGCCTTGAGTACTTGTGCCTTCGTCATACCCCATGACTTGATTGCTTTGGATTTCTGCACCACAACATCTTTCTGCTTTGACGTTGTGCTACTTGTTGTGCTACTCGTAGGGAAGTAATACTGCAACATGACACGAGCCTGATTGCCTTTGACTGTGGACTTGTCAAAGCCTAATGCACCCTTGTAAATACCTTTGGGTAGCACAATAGGTTTGACGCCCTTAATCTTCCCAATGACTACGGCTACTTTGTTACGCATCTCGTGTTGCGTGTCCACGTCTGCTTTGTTGTACAACGGCACGACCTGTTTCATAGCGTCACGCAATGCAATACCTGATGCAATGTATTGCTCTAACTTCGTGCAGAAAGTCTGCACACCACGTTGTTGAATCTGCTTCATACTGTTCTCCTTAAAAACAAAAAGCCGAGCAAGTGGCTCGGCAACACATCGGCTGTTCCCCAACCGATACATCTATTATACCACAACGTGTTGCTGTAACTAGGCTATTCCTGACCTCTGAACCCCACCCTATGGGTATCCCCCTGTTATGACGATGACGTGGCTCGGGCAGTACAACACTATTCCACACCCGCAATTTAAAAATCTGTCAAATTTTGTAAAAATTCTACTAAGTCATGTCAAACTTTAGACACAGCTATATAAAAAAAGCCCCAGTATCGACTGGGGCTAACCTATCAAACGAAGGATAACACTAATCTAAACGAAGGAGGAAAGACAGTGTTGGATTTATTATAGCGCAAAAATAAAAATGCGTGTTACAATAATTTCAATCGTGCCCCCCACGCTACCAAGGAGGAATGGAAGTTGTTTTTAGAACACTTAGTTAATCAGAATGCCGCAGACTTTGTACCAGAACTATGTTCCGGTGAGGATTTTGTGCCTGTTGAAAAACTAAGCGCCTGCCAAACGCTAGGCGCCCAGAAAAAAACAAGTGATTGGTTACAGAGTTTAGCCAAAGATGATGACGATATTCTTGACGCAGCTCAAGAAGACAAGGTAGCCCAGACATTTACAGCGCTAGCTACCCAAGACCCCGACGCAAAAAACAGATTACTCCAGATGGAAGTGCCAGAAGAGATACGCTCAATCGTGTCGATGGTAACGACGTATCAGTGGAAGTTTGTTGAGCAGGCAGAAGAGTTACGCAACATGGCGGTGACTAAGATTATTAAAGAAACTGACCACCCAGACGCCAAGGTAAGGTTGAAAGCATTAGAAATGCTGGGTAAAGTTACGGAAGTTGCGCTATTTACTGACAGAGTATCTGTTAAGAACGAAGATGTTACCGATGATGAGCTAGAGAAACGCATTAAAGAGAAGTTAGGGCGCTACATGGGCGCTGTCGAAGTAGTCGATGCGATTGAGGTTAGTAAAGGCGACGATGCTAGCTGAAGTTTTATCTCCTCAAGAAGCCGTAGCCGCACAACGTGCGGTGAAAGACATGACGAAATTGGAGAAGCTTGCGTTTTTAGCGGATTTGGAGAAGCGAGAACATCGAGCTGACTTAAAAAAGTGCCAGACCGACCCGATAGAGTTTGCCAAACGCATATACCCCGGGTTTAAAGTGGGTCCACACCACAGACGGCTAGCTAAAGTATTCCAAGACGTAGTAAATGGCAAGAAAAAACGTGTCATTATTAATATTGCACCACGTATGGGTAAGTCTGAATTCAGTTCTTTCCTGTTTCCTGCATATTTTTTAGGTAATTACCCTGAGAAGAAAATCATTATGGGCACCCACACGGCTGGGTTATCCGAAGACTTTGGACGGCGGGTAAGAAACCTACTAGAAAGTGAGGAATATCATGAAATATTTCCAGAAACTATGGTCGCAGATGACCAGAAGGCAGCGGGTAAGTGGTCGACCGGCGCTGGTGGACAATATTATGCTGCTGGTGTTGGCGGTGCTCTTGCAGGTAGGGGTGCTGATTTGTTTGTTATTGACGATCCACATTCTGAGCAGGACATGAAGGCAAACAGCCGGCTCGCATTTGATACGGCGTGGAGTTGGTTTCAGACAGGTCCGTTGCAGCGTCTTATGCCGGGCGGTGCGATTATCGTTATTATGACGAGATGGTCGCTTTTAGATTTGACTGGGCGTTTGATTGACTACCAGATTAAGAACCCGAACACGATACCGTGGGAAATTGTACAACTGCCAGCGATTATGAATGAGGGTGAAGAGAATGAGAAATCTCTTTGGCCCGAGCAGTGGCCCCTCGAAGCATTACTAAATACCAAAGCAAGTATTGACCCCCGTTACTGGAACGCCCAGTATATGCAGAACCCCACATCAGATATGTCGGCGGTGATTGGGCGCAAAGACTGGAAAATATGGGAAGCAGACGACCCACCGAAATGTGAGTACATCATTCAGTCTTGGGATACGGCGTTTGAAACATCGAACACAGCCGACTATTCAGCATGCACAACTTGGGGTGTTTGGTACAACAACGAGGACAAAGGTAGTCCTAATCTAATATTGCTGGATGCGTTTAAAGATAGGATGACGTTCCCGGAATTAAAAACCATAGCGCTCAAGCACTATAAAGAGTGGACTCCCGATGCGTTTATCGTGGAGAAAAAGGCGGCAGGTGCGCCGTTAATACAAGAGCTAAGAAGAATAGGTATACCTGTACAAGAATTTACACCGTCTCGAGGTAATGATAAGATGGTGAGACTTAACGCTGTAGCAGATTTATTTACTAGCGGTAAGGTGTGGGCACCAGATACACGGTGGGCTAGAGAAGTAATTGAAGAATTGGCTAGCTTTCCTGTTGGTGAACATGATGAC